TTTATTAGGCTCTATACCAGTAAGAACATTCTTGAGTATAACAGAAAACTTCTTATCGAAATTATCTGTACTAATTTCAGCAATAAGCTTCTCATCTTTACCCTTAAATGTTCTGATTTGAATTTGATCTGGATTTTCTTGTAGATTTACCTCATCATAAACTAAGCATTTAGACGGTAAATTTATAGTGATGTAGTTCTCCATGTTACCTCTCCTCTTTTCTTTTGTTAGGAGTTAATATTTTTGTATATTTTTACTTATAGCCACTCATATTCTATACGATCCACCGCAAACTCTACGTCAACTGTTGTTACAGCTTTATCTTCATAATCTAATGTATATGAAGGAAATGTAATAGGAAAACATCCTATAAATTTATATTTTCCTATAGGTAAACCTTCTCTAGATAAAAATCTAGCATATATAGTTTTTTGATAATTAGACTTTACTTGATACAATCCTTGATCGTCTATAATTAAATGTTTCCAAGCATTTAAATAAGCTGAAATAGCATCTGGCATTGTCTTTAAAAAAGTAATTTTTATAGGATCAGCATTAAATATACCAGCAAATGTAGCTTCATAAGGTCCATAACGCATTTTATTAGCAGTACCTATACTGTAATCTCCAAATGAAATCTTTTGAACTAATTGCTGTAAGCCAAAACCAATTAGTCCTCCACCTAGAGTAGTGCCTTTACCAGGTTTCTGAAGAATATCTGGAAGAAGTACATCCCAAAGATAATTCCTCTGAAACCTAGTGTTAGACAAAATCCAATCTACAGGAACTTCAGTGCCAACTAATTTGTTAAATAAGTTTGCCATTAAGTAGCATCTTCCCATCTATCAAATGCGAATGTAACATTATATTTAATAGTCTCATTATTAGAATAATCTAAACTAACTTTAGCTACTTCTTGTACCCATGCACCTTTTAACTTTAGCTTCATATAGATGTCACCATCTGTTTTAATAGTAGTAATATATACATCAGCTTTATAATTAGGATCACCTGCACCTGTTCCAGCCTTATTATCTACTACTTGTTGTTGCCATGATTGTAGTGCATCAAATACTTTTTTATCTTCACCTTCTACAAATGTACAACTCCAAGATTGATCATATTGTAATTTACCTGCAACTTTAATACCAGGTGTTTGTTTATATTGAATTTGAATCTCCCCATAAGATCTACTTGGTATTTCTGATGATTGAGCTCTTATTGTAAATATTTCTGAGTCACCATCTCCAATAGGTACTGGAACTAACACTTCCCACAAATAAGTTCTAGCAGGATTTGTTAGATTAGCTTTTAAGCTGTCAATTCCCATGTTAGGCATTTTATATCTCCTTCGTTATATTTAATACTTATTATAAATTTATTCCGCGACTAACTAATTCGTTAAAATTAGCACCTGAATTTGTAACAATAACTTGCAATTGTATAGCTTCAGCAACTCTAGCAGGCTTAACAAACACATCTACATGTAATTCATTTCTATCAATTACAGCTGGTGTATTATTTGTTGCATCACAAACTACTAAGAAACCATCATCACCAGCCTCTGTTTGAAAAGCTCCTCTAGACGATAATAAATCCATATAAGAATCAATCATAGCTTTAATTCTAAATCTTGTATTATCACTATTAAGTTCGAATACAAAACTATGCAAAGCTACTGATATCGCTTTTTCTAAAGTAATTAATAATCTTCTAACATTAATTCTATCTAATGCTGAAGCTTTTGTTGCTTGTGTTTTTTGTCCCCAAATAGCATGACCTTCACCTCTAAATGTTTGTAAAGGATTAATTTCAGCTGCATATAATGTATCTCTTTCACCTTGAGTATATACTGGTGTAATACTTAATACGTTTACTAGACCTCTATTTAAACCAGCAGGTGCATACCAAACATCTGATATGTAATCATTATAAGCGATTTGAGAAGCTACATAACCTGTTGGAGGTAATATAACTAATGTAGCATTATAAGGATCATATACCTTAACC